GGCTATGAAGGTGATGGTGACTTCTTCTCAAAGTTCGGTCTAGAAATTCGCGACACATCTAACTTTATTTGTTCACGCAGAACCTTTGAAAAATATATACCTTCTTCTATTGCTATTCGTCCTAGAGAAGGTGATCTGATTTTTGTGCCCGTATTACAGAAACTTTTTGAAATCAAGTTTGTTGAAGAAGAATTGATGTTCTACTCTCTAGGCAAGAGAACACCGTACATATATGAATTGCGCTGCGAATTGTTCCGTTACAGTCAAGAAAGCATCAATACTGGTGTTGAGGTCATTGATCATGTTGAGCATACTCTAGGTTATGCTATAGAGATTGATGTATCTACTGGTACTGGAAATTATCATAAAGATGAAGTTGTATATCAAGGTGCTAATCTTTCATATGCAACAGCAACAGCAGATGTGAGAGAATGGAGTCCATTGACTAAGAAACTTGAAATTATCAATATCAAAGGTAGCTTTGCTGTCAATACTACACTGATAGGTGCAACTTCTAATGCACAGTACACGATTGCAGTAAAGGACGATATGGGTGATTATCTAGACTACGATACCTATGACAATAGAAGCATACAAACTGAGGCCGACGTATTTATTGACTTCAGCGAAACAAATCCGTTTGGGGTGCCGTAGATGCTATCCAATCAGTATTTCTATCATAAATTAACAAGAAAATATGTTATACTCTTTGGAAATATGTTCAATAATATTTCCATCGTTAGAACAGACGATGACACTGGTGTAGAAATTGAACGCTTTAAAGTTCCTATTTTATATGCTCCAAAAGAAAAGTATTATGCAAGATTGCAATCTGATCCTGATTTGTCTAGAGAACTCCAAATCTCACTACCGCGCATGTCATTTGAAATGGCTGGTATTTCATATGATCCATCGCGAAAACAGAACTCATTATTAAAGGTAGGTAAGTCTGGAACAGGCGGAAATGTCAATACTCAATATATGGGAGTGTCATACGATCTATCATTTGAATTGAACATTTATACCAGAAATATTGATGATGGGACACATATAGTTGAGCAGATATTGCCTTATTTCAATCCTGATTATACACCTACTATTAATCCAATTTCTACGATGGGCTTCTTGAAAGATACGCCTATTATACTAAACAGTGTGACAAATAATATTGAGCATGAAGGTAACTTTGACGCTATTAGATTTATTACTTGGACCTTGACTTTTACTATGAAGGCTTATTATTATGGACCAATTAGTACACCTAAAATCATACGCAAGATTGATGCTAACATATATAATGATCCGACATTAAAGACTGGTTATATTACTAGAATGAATCTAGGAACAGGAAATGGAAGTTTCCATCTAGACGATCTGGTATATCAAGGTGCGTCTCAACATACTTCAACTGCATATGGTTTAGTTACATATTGGAATCCTGTTGATAAAATCTTAAGCATTGGTAGCACGCAAGGTCAATTTAAAACAAACACTATTATTCGCGCTGCTACTACTAATGCAGTATATAATATAGCCAGTTTTGATGCGTCTGCACTCAAATTGGCTAATATTCATATTGAACCGTCACCAAATACTGCAAATCCTGGCGATGATTATGGTTATGATACGAGAATAACTGAATATTAATTACTTTATATGCAGAAAAATGAATATATATAATAGCAAGTATGTAAAAATTAATTAAAAGGTAAATAAATAATGACTGATTTCACAATTCAAATCTTAGACGATTATATTGTTCCAGAAGGTCAAATGACAAAGGAACAGTATGTTAACTTTGTCATGAACAGAGCAGCGGAAAGTTATCACAATCAGTATGGAACATCAGATAAAGTTTCCGGCATTCAGGCTGCTTGCGATGCATACAATGCAACTGTTGTTGTTCCAACTCCTGAGCCAACTCCGGAGTAATTCATAATTATGAAATCATTATCTGATGCATTAGGAATAGAGCATCAAGTAGAAATAATACCTCCTGAAAAAAAGAAAGAGGTAGCACAACCTAATGCTGATACTCCAGATCGTGAAGAAGACTATAATCTTGCGAGAGATACTTTTCGCGGTCTGATCAGACAAGGTAATGATGCAATTGATGGTATTACTGATCTTGCTAAACAAAGCGAGAGTCCTAGAGCATATGAAGTTCTAGCAACTTTGATGAAAACCGTAGCGGAAACCACGAAGGATCTTTACGATTTGCAAAAGAAGACAAAGGATCTTCTTAGTAATTCTAATGAAAAGAAACTAGACGAAACTAACATAACAGTAGATAAGGCTGTCTTTGTCGGTACCACTGCTGAGTTATTAAAACAGATAAAGAGTCAGCAAGGTGGCTAAAAATCTAGGTTATAACGGCAATCCAAAACTCCGCAGAGCATTCACTGACATTGCTATGTCACAGTATGAGGTGGATGAATATGTGAAGTGTATGAATGATCCGATATACTTTACCAGAACATACATGAAGATTGTTGCTCTAGGTAAAGGTATCGTTCCATTTGATCTATATCCATTCCAAGAAGATATGGTCAGAACATTCATTGAAAAGCGTTTCGTTATCTGTAAAATTCCGCGTCAGTCCGGTAAGTCTATTACAACAATTGCTTATCTACTACATACAATTATGTTTAATCAGAACTATAACATCGCTATTCTAGCACACAAAGGTTCTGCTGCGAACGGTCTTCTTCAGCGTCTTAAACTAGCATATGAAAATCTTCCAACATGGTTGCAGTCTGGTATCATTGAATGGAACAAGGGTAATATTGAACTAGAAAACGGTTCAAAGATTGGTGCTTTTGCTACATCTGCTGACGGTCTTCGTTCTGGTTCATATGATGTTATCCTTTTGGATGAATTTGCGTTCGTTCCTAATAATATTGCAGAAGAATTCTTTACATCAACTTATCCTGTTATTTCTGCTGGTGATAAGACAAAGATCATTATCGTTTCTACACCAAAAGGTATGAATCACTTCTATACTATGTGGGTCAAGGCCGAAACTAAGAAGTCAGACTATTTTCCAATTGAAGTGCATTGGTCTGCTGTTCCTGGTCGTGATGAACAATGGAAAGAACAGACTATTCGTAATACTTCAGAAGAACAATTCCAACAAGAATTTAATACTGAATTCTTAGGTAGTTCTAATACACTAATCAGTGCTGCTAAAATTCAACAATTGATGGCTACAATGGAAGAGCCGGTTCACATTACAGGCAAAATGAGATATTTTGAAGCGCCATTACCAAAGCATACATATGTAATAGTAGTAGATGTTTCGGAAGGTTTAGGTCTGGATTACTCTACATTCTCAGTTATAGACGTTACTCAAATTCCTTATAAAGTTGTAGCAACATTTAGAGATAATCAAGTTAAGCCAATTTTACTGCCTACTTTAGTTGTATCAGAAGCAAAGAAATACAATGAAGCGTTTATCCTTGTAGAAATCAATAGCATTGGACTACAAGTCTCTGATATTATTCATTACGATATGGCTTATGAAAATCTAATCAAAATACAACTAAAAGGCAAACAGGGTCAGCAATGGACTCCAGGTTACACTAAGAAAGTCGCTTTTGGCGTTAAAACATCCACTCAGACTAAACAAATTGGATGTACAAATCTTAAAGCACTTGTAGAGTCTGATAAATTAATAATCAAAGATGAATTATTGATCAAAGAACTAACTACTTTTTCAGCAGACAAAAGAACATTTAAGGCCGAAGAAGGCAATAACGATGATATGGTAATGACATTGGTCAATTTTTCATGGCTAATGGCACAAAAGTTCTTTAGAGAATCTGTGCAGTCTGATATCAGACAAGTTCTTCAGGAAGAACAGTTGCAAATTATGGATCAAGATTTAGTGCCTTTTGGTGCTATAGATAATGGACTAGACAATGATTTTGAGAAAGATGCTGATGGAGAATTATGGATTCAGGACAGAAAGCGCAGTTTTGTCTTTGATAATTTTGATTGGGACACGCTAACCAACAAGCATAGATTGTGAAAAATGCGAATTTTCTAAATATTATATGAAAATAGTTGTATTTTTTCAAAGGAGAATAAAATGCCATTCCAACTTTCGCCTGGAGTAAACGTATCAGAGATTGACCTAACAACAATTGTGCCTTCAGTTGGTACCACAGAAGGTGCTTTTGTTGGTGTTTTTGAGTGGGGTCCTCTCAATGAGATCGTTAGTGTAAGTAATGAAGTAGAATTAGTAGATAAGTTCGGTAAACCTACTGCAAACACATATGAATCTTTTTTCACCGCAGCAAACTTTCTTGCCTACGGTAGAAACCTTCGCATTTCGCGTGCTGCAAACTCACAGTCAGCCTTGAATGCGACTGCAAATAGCACAGCCGGTGTTCTTATCAGTAACAGAACAGATTATGAAGCAAATATTCAGACATCAGTTGCTCTAACAGCAACAAGCGGATTCGCCGCAAAGTATCCTGGTGAAATCGGAAACTCATTGAAAATTGCCGTAGCAGCAAATAGCCTGAACTTTGGATCATTTGCTTATGCAAGTTATTTCCAGGGTGCACCAAACACTTCAACTTATGCTGCTGGCGTTTTAGGCGCACGCGATGAAATGCATGTTGTCGTAGTTGATGAGGACGGTAAGTTTACAGGAACTGCAAATACAGTTCTAGAAACATTCGGTTATCTTTCAAAGGCCTCAGATGCTAAGACAGATGATGGTTCATCAAACTACTATGTTGATGTTATAAAAGATCGTTCAAAGTATGTTTATGCTACAGGCAGAGCAGTTCCAAGTTGGGGCAATCCTGCAGCAGGATATGATTTCGGTTCAAATGGTGATTTCATCTCTTCTTTCTCAAACGGCGCATCAAGTTTTGCAAACAACCAGGCTGCACTAGTTACAGCATGGGATGTGTTTAAGAATGCCGATGAAGTAGATGTTTCACTATTAATCACAGGTAACGTTACTGCAACTGTACAGCAATATGTAATTGATAACATCGCAGAATATCGTAAAGATGCAATTGCATTTGTTTCTCCTCCTTCATCAGCGGTAGTAAACAAGATAGGACAAGAAGTAACAAATATCACAACTTGGAGAAATACAACTCTTAACAGATCATCTTCATATGTTGTAGCCGACACTGGTTGGAAATATCAGTTTGATAAGTACAACAATACATATCGTTGGGTACCACTAAATGGTGATATTGCTGGTCTATGTGTTCGTACAGACTTTGAGCGCGATCCTTGGTTCTCACCTGCTGGATTTAATCGCGGTTCAATTAAGAACGTTGTTAAACTTGCATGGAATCCAAACAAGAGCAATCGCGACGATTTATATAAGATCGGTATTAATCCAGTTGTTTCTTTCCAAGGCGAAGGTACAATTCTTTATGGCGATAAGACATTGCTTGCAAAGCCTTCTGCATTTGATCGTATCAATGTTCGTCGTTTGTTTATTGTTCTTGAGAAAGCCATTGCCCGCGCTGCTAAGTACTCATTGTTTGAATTCAACGATGAATTTACACGCGCACAGTTTGTGTCACTAGTAGAACCTTATCTACGTGACGTACAGGGTCGTCGTGGTATCTATGATTTCCGCGTCGTTTGTGATACAACAAATAATACTCCTGAAGTTATTGATAGAAACGAGTTTATCGGAGATATCTACATCAAGCCTGCAAGAAGCATCAACTTCATTCAGTTGAACTTTATCGCTGTTAGAACAGGCGTTGCTTTTGAAGAGATTGTAGGCCGCTTTTAATAACTTAAGATAAATATAGAAAAGGAGTAATAACAGATGGCATTCAATGTACAACAGTTTAGATCACAAATGGTTTATGACGGTGCTCGTCCTAATCTGTTTCAGTGTTCACTAACATTTCCAACTCTCGCTTCTTCTGGAGGCGCTGCTGGATTTGGTGGTGCACAAGATAACGTTAACATTTCTACTAAATTTACATTTATGTGTCGCGCTGCTCAATTACCTGGCTCGTCTGTGAATTCGATTCCAGTAAATTATTTTGGTCGTGAATTAAAGTTCTCAGGTAACAGATCATTCCCAGAGTGGACTGTTACTATCATCAATGACGAAGATTTTAAATTAAAGAGCGCATTTGAAAAGTGGATGTCAGGATTGAACTCTCATGTTACAAATTTGCGTGCAGATTCGTTCCAAAATGCATTAGACTATCAGCAAGATGGTTTTGTAACACAGTATGGCAAAAGTGGCGATATTATTAAAAAGTATAAGTTTGTTGGTATGTTCCCAATTGATGTTTCACCTATTGAAGTTGATTGGGGCGCAAATGATACTATTGAAGAATTTGCTGTTACATTTGCATATCAATGGTGGGAATCAGATACAACTGAGTCTCAGTTCCAGAACGTCTAATATATAATAAAGTAAGAGGGGTAAAGATAATCTTTACCCCTATGAAATCTTCGGAGTAATCATAGATATGCAGTTGTTCGGATTTCAGATCGGACGTGTTAAGCCTCAACAAACAGCACAGCAAGATTTAGTCAATAAGACATTCGCAATACCGCAAAATGACGATGGTGCGGTAACTATACAATCTGGTGCTTATTATGGTACATACGTTGATCTGGATGGCGTAGTACGTAATGAAATTGAACTTATAACTCGTTATCGTGAAATGTCAATGCAGCCAGAATTAGAAACGGCTATTGATGATATTGTTAATGAGGCTATTGTTAATGATGATAATGGTCAATCAGTAGAAATGAATACTGATGATCTAAAACAACCAGACGCAATCAAGAAAAAAATCAGAGACGAGTTTGACAATATACTAAGACTTCTTGATTTCGGTAACATGGGACATGATCTTTTCCGTCGCTGGTACATTGATGGAAGATTGTTTTATCATGTCGTAATTGACGAAAAAAGACCGAGTTTAGGCATACAAGAAATAAGATATATTGATCCTCGTCGCATTCGTAAAATTCGCGAAATTCAAAAGACAAAAGATCCTGCTACAGGCATGGATATTATCAAGCGTCAGAATGAGTACTATCTCTACAATGAAAGAGGTATGATTGGTGCTCATTCTAATCTTGGTACTAAAATTTCAACAGATTCAATTGTAAATGTAAATTCTGGACTCATGGATGCAAAGCGTTCCATGGTTCTTTCTTATTTGCATAAAGCAATTAAGCCTCTCAATCAGTTGAGAATGGTTGAAGATGCTACTGTCATTTATCGCCTATCTCGCGCACCTGAGCGTCGTATTTTCTATGTTGATGTTGGTAATATGCCAACAATCAAGGCCGAACAGTACTTAAAAGATATCATGACCAAGTATCGCAATAAGTTGGTCTACGATTCTACGACTGGTGAAATTAAAGATGATCGCAAACATCTTTCAATGCTAGAAGATTTCTGGTTACCTCGCCGTGAAGGTTCTAAAGGAACTGAAATATCAACACTTCCTGGTGGTCAAAATCTGGGCGAAATGGAAGATGTTCATTATTTTGAAAAGAAGTTATATAAAGCACTTGGCGTTCCTATATCAAGATTAGAACCTCAGCAAGGATTTTCACTAGGTCGTTCAACGGAAGTCACAAGAGATGAACTAAAATTTACAAAGTTTGTTCAAAGACTTCGCAATAAATTTTCTACACTATTTGATGATCTCCTTCGCGTACAATTAATACTTAAAAAAATATGTACAGAAGAAGAATGGAAAGAATTCAGAGAAGATATCTGGTACGATTTCCGTAAAGACAATAATTTCAACGAACTTAAAGAAGCAGAGTTGATGACTAATCGCATCACCCTTCTACAGTTTGTTGATCCTTATGTTGGTCGTTATTACTCAATGGAATGGGTACGCAAGAATATACTTAAGCAAACAGATGAAGAAATTGAAGAAATTGATGAACAGATTAGTCAAGAAGCAAAAAGTGCTGCACCTGCAACAACAGATGCAATGGGTAATCCAATAGATCCAATTACTGGACAGCCAATGTCGGGCACTCCTGCTTTAGGTGGTCCTCAACCAATGATGCAGCAGCCAGCTCCTGTTGCCTCTGCACAACCACAGCAGCAGCAACAACAGATGCAAGAGCAGGTTCCTTTGCCATCTAAGTTTCAAATTCAGTCTAATGAATTAGAGTTTGCGCAATGAAAAAGTTCAGAGATTTTCTTTCCGAAGATTTAGGCGGTGCACTGGTAGAACCACAATCAAATGCTGCAAAGCAAGCAAAACAACTTGGACTAGTTTATGTTGGATTTGGTAGATACGAAGATCAGAAGACAGGTCAGATAACACATATTGTGCAAAATGATAGATTAGTGCCATTTTCTAAAGCAGTTAAGACAAATACTTTTCAGCAGCAAAGCGGTGATGATTATGGTTCATATGTTAAGGCTATGAGACCTGAGATAGAACAAACTTCTGTTGCATTAACTAATTATTATAAACCAGAAAAATATGAAAACGACGAGTTGGATGCTATTCAACTATATACTAGCACTGGTTATAATGACATAAACCAAAGATTGATATCATTACCGACTGGTATTGCTGCTAAGAACATACAACCAACATCACCAGATGATTATGTTCCTAGTACAATCGCAAGTCTAGATTCAGCACTATCAAAGTCTAAGTCTCCTATGTACTTTACAGTTTATGCAGGTATTGGTAATAGTTATAATCCTACTCAGTTTGTTCCTGGACAAAATATGACATTTAAATCATATAGATCAACATCATTGAATCCTAATATTATATTGAACAATGTTGAAAGAGATGGCGATCAATCTACAGCAGTATTGCAAATACAGATTAAAAAAGATTCAAGTGGAATGTATGTAAATGATTTCTCAACTAATTCAGACGAATCTGAATATTTGTTACCTAGAGGCACATCAATTCGCATTGTAGATGGACCTTTTAGAATGATTGGTAGTAATCAATTTACACAAGAATCTAATCTACAAATCAGATATTTTAATTGTATTTTAGTAAAATAAATAGGAGTATCAAAATGGAAAAGATTAAAGAAGCATTAAAAAATATTCAAGAAAAGAAACTTGATGTCATGAAAGAAAACTTCAATGCTACATTAGCAGAAAAGGCTATGCAGAGACTTGAAGAAAAAAAGATTGAGATTGCAAAGAATTATTTTGGGCAAAAGTAAATGAAAAAGATCAATCAGATCAGAGAATCAAACGACATATTGTTTGAAATGGAAGACTCGCAGATGAGAAAACTTTCTGCGTTAGCCCGCGCTGGTCTTTTTGATCCTAAAAAAATAAATTTTATCAAGCGTGCTTTAGATAAAGACGTAAAGAATATGACTTCTGCTGATAAAAAAGCACTAATAGAACTACTAGATTCTCTAATAGCAGAAGTATTAGGTTCAACACAAGTGTATTCAAAAGTCAAACAAGAAGTTATGAAAGAAGCAAAGAAAGACTATCTTTCAAAATATGATCCTAGATTTGATAAAAACTATCCTTCAGAAAGTGATTTGCCCCAGATTATTATTCTTAAAAGAAAGGCCATTCGCGTGTATCCCGACAGTCAAAAAGTAGGTCTATATTATTCGCAAGCATTAGATAAGTATGTTTCTATTCCATTTGGTCCAGGTCTTGCAACTATGAGTGAAGAAACTGAATTGAATGAACTTTCAAAATCAACTTATGCATCTGCTGCATTTAAAGCTACAGCAAAAGCACAGAATTTAAAAAAGCAAGCAGATGACGAAAAAGATCCTGTCAAGAAAAAAGCAATTATTGCATTGCAGCAAAAAGCAAAAAATCTATCATCTAAAGCAAGCGAAAAAATTAAAAAGATAGAAACCGATACTAAAAAAACGAATGATGCTGAGAAAGAAGCAAGATCAAAGATATACAGAGGTGAGGTTAATCCTGTTGTTGGAGCAGCAGCATTAGCAGGCGTCGGTGCAAGGAAATTATTTGATAAGTTTCGTGCAAAAAGAGCAGAAAAGAAAAGTGCACCTGAACCCAATACATCCAAAGCACCAGAAACGAAGAAAGATGATACACCAAAATCTACAATGTCAACTTCTGGTAAAGTGAGTGCGACTTTTGAACCACAGAAGACAACACAATCTAAAGTAACAATAAAGCCAAAGACAAAAGAACCTGAATCAAAAAGCGACCAGTCTTCAGACGCAGGCTACGAAAAAGTTTTAGCAACGCAAACATCAAAAACTAAGACAATGGGATATCAAAGTCATTCGGCTGCAACTATTCCTAACATTAAACATGGTGCACCTAAAAAGGCTGGCGGAGTATTTTTACCACCATCACATCCTTCTAGATCAACATCAGCACAACCATCAATTAAAACAAAAGCAATTAAATCTTCAATGATGAAAAAAATTGATGAAAAAAGACAAGAAAAATTAGATGAAGCACTACCAGCAATACCACTTGCTATACCTTTAATCGCAGGAGCGGCACGTCTTGCTCCGGTTGCTGGAAGAGTAGCGGGCGCTGTTGGCGGTGCAATTGCAAAAGTAGGAAGAGGCATTAAGAACGTTGCTTCAAAAGTTCCCGCAGCGGCAGTAGGTTATGCAGCCGGAAGTGCTGGATCATCAAGCGGCGGTAGTGGCGATAGTGATAGTGGCAGCACAACAAAAGAATTAACACCTAAAGAATTTTCAGGTATACCAGTGAAAACAAATCGTCCAGAAGGTAAAGTAAAAACTGCATTACAGCAGAGAGATGTAAGTCTAAATAGAAAAGCGCTTCAAACAAATGAAAGTGTAATTAATGTTTTAAGGAATATCACAGAAGAACAGACTCTAAACATCTTTGGAAATAAAATAAATATAAATAATAATGTAGCGGAAAAAGTAGTCACTCTTTATGATTCGCTTTCAGAAAGCAATAGAAAAAAAATGGATTCAATGCTTTCAGAAAATGCAGAATCATTTAAAAAAGTAATAACCTTTGCACTAGAACAGGCATAAGATATGGCAAATCTAATAACAGAACAGAGATTAGTTGATAATAACAAAAGAGCTTTAATCAAATATGTTGCAACTCTAGATACTGCCGCGGCAAATAATATGCTAGTGGACGTATCAACTCTTAGATTTGCTCTTAATGCAAATAGTCAGATTATGTCATCAAATACTCATCCAAAAGGTCTATACAGAACCACTGTAAAAAGAGTTTTTGGTACAGCAAAAGCAAATGCATATATGAAATTAACATGGCAAGGCGCTAATACGGCGGATATTGTTACCATAGGAGATGGAAATTTTGATTATGATTTCCAAAGTATGGGCGATGGTGCTGTTATTGCAAATCCTGACGCTATTTCTAATGGCGATATTCTTTTAACGGTAGTTACGCCTTCAAGCGCAGACATGCTAACACTATTCATTGACTTAAGAAAAGATAGCAGAGACTATGATGCTGGACAAACAGCAGATCCAGTTGCCTTCAACAGAGGTCCAGCAGCAGGATTCTAAACATGAATAAGATAGTAGAACAAATTATTAATAAGAAATATGATGAAGCAAATGCAACTCTTGAAGAGAATTTTCACATAATTCTTGAAAAGAAAATGTTTGAAATGAAAAAGAAAGTCGCTGCTAAGATGAGTGAACAAGACACTCATGATGAGCGTATGCGCAGACTTCGTATGGATGTTTTAGAACAAGAAGAACCTGGTGAAGAAAGTTCAATGGCAAG